AAATTTATGTCATCAAATTGTGATTCTATTGCATCTATAATATATTGTAATCTAATAGCAAATTTAAATTGATTCCATTGAATACCATTTGGAGTAGTAGCAAACCCATTCCAAAATACATTTCCATTTTCTCCATTACTTGTTAGACCTGTATAAGTCATTCTGTTAGTATGAGTTATTAATGGAGCTATCAAATTCACAGTAGAACTTGCAGGATTAGATTGTAATGCGTTTTTTATATTATTATAATTATAAACAGTATCTAATTGTGATAATGTTGCTAAAGAGCTTAATTGTTCATCACCAAGTATATCTTTTAAATTTACAGTATTACCATAAAAAGTTATTCTATAAGTATGAGGAGAGTTGTTTTTAAGATCAACTCCTTGTAAAGCTACGAAGCCTGTTTTATAAGGTATTGTGTTTAATTCTAAAGTTGCAGGAACTTTATTTCTTGCATCAAAACCTTCTAATATATCAAAATTATAATAGTGTTGAAATATTTTATTATTTACACTAGATGCTGGCAAAGAAAATGTTTTAGTGAATTCAGTGAATATCTTTGCAATATCTTTTACATTTTGAATAGTTTGTGTAAGTGAAACTGTTTCATCTTTGAATAAATCTAATCTTTCATTTTCTATATATAGTTGTAGTTTTTGCATCTATGTTAAATGTATGTTATCTTATGTTATTTATATAATCAAACGCATTTTCAAACTCTATTTTATATTCAATTAATCTCTCGTTGACAGATGTTTTAAAATCTATACTAGAATTTTTAACAATTACAGGAACTATTTCATTAGTGCTTGGGTTTGAGTTTTTAGGTCTTTCAAGCCAAACGTATTCAGACATTAATAATTGTTGAAACATTTCATTAGCTTGTTCTGGATAATACCCTGAAGATAATGATACAGTTTGTTTTGCTTGTGTGTTAAATAATTTATTAGGAGCGTTTTTAATATCATAAGTTGCTTTACCTGAAGTTGGATAAACTATTGTATTAGCTTTATAGTTTTCATTTGTTCTAGTGACTTGTTTAGTTTCTTTTAAAAAGAACCACAAATCTTGTTGAACTCCATATTTATTTATGAATATAATTTTTGTACCAATTCCATATTTAGTACAATCTATTCTTTTAATAACACAAGTTAAACTTCCTTGACCTGATTGAGATGTTGCATTTCCATTAAAATTATATACTGCTGTAACTCCTGTTGCCGATATATAATGAACATAACCTTCTTGACCACTTGGATAATATATTTGCCATTTAGGTGGAACTGTTCCATCTGCGTTTCCTGAAAAATTAGGAGCAATTAAAAACTCAGCACTTTGAACAGATATAAATGGCACACTTGGATTTGCACCCTCATCAAATGTTCCATAAGCTTCAAACCCTACATCAGATGTAGAAGTTGTAGAAAGCACACTTCCTGTTCCATTTGTTAATGAATGTGTGCTAAGTACTGAAGTAATTGCAACTGTTTGAATTGCATAAGCTGATTGATAAGTTATGTTTAAATAATCTCTTACAAGTTCTGATATATCAAATTGAACATTACTACCTACAACTGGATTGTTTTTTATTAGAGTGTATCTTAAAACACTATCAATTGTAATTTTACAACTAACAGATAAAGGGTTTGTTGAACCTACTGTTGCTGCAACTATATTTTTATATTGTGGGTTTCTTAGTGCTATGTTTGACATAATTTATTTTTTTGATCCGAGTATTATTGCATTTTCAACATCTAATTGAAAGGCTTCGAATATTTGTTCTCCTAATTTTTCTAGTCCTTTTTCAAAAGGTTTAGTAAAGAATAGATTTGCTTTTAATCCTTTATTATATATACTTCTGGCTATTAAAAAAGACATTGTTTTATAAGATAAAAATCTACCTGTATCTTTATCATTCCATTGAAATTTTTTTTTCTTTAACCAACTGTTAATTCCTTGAGTTAAACCTCCTCTTTTACCAGTTCCACTTCCATATTGAAATTGAGACATTGCAGCATTAGTTTCCGAATATGTTGAAGTTTTGCCTCGCACTCCTTTGTCAACAAATTGACCGTAATCCTCCATTAAGAAGTTTATTAAAAATAAATCTACTTCTGTATCTACTGTATATTTAAGTGAATTATATAAAGCACCTCCACCTTTATTGCTTCCAAATTTATTTACATCTTTAGTTAAATTAGATTTGGCTTGTTGGATTACATATTTTCCGTATTTATCCAGGACATCTTTTAAGTTTTTAGAATCCATCAGCAAATATATATATCATTATAAATCAATACATCCATTGAAACAGTCCATCCAGCAAGTTGATTTTCAAAGCGATCATAAAACGGTTGTAGACTTGGATTGCCTTCTAATTGATACATTTGTGTATAAAGCTGACCTTTCCTTAATCTTTGCGTTAATCTATTTAAAACCCCAAGCTGAGTATTCAAAATATCTTGGACATCATTGTTGCCTCTAAATCTATCTACTGTTAATTCTTTTGATTGGTTTACTATATCGCAAGCCAAGATACTTATATTAAACCTCAGGACTTGTTCTTCATCAATCACTGAGTTTATTATAATATGTCCAAGTGGAAATATATCTTGTTTGTTTAAATTAACGTCTGTTATATCACCAGTTGTTACTGTGTTTATGTTTTTATCTTTTAACAGCTCATCTTTTATAGTATCTGTCAATTGATAAAAACCTCTTATTCCTTCGTTTGCCATTATTTAAATTTCTTTTTTATTTGCTTTGCTTCTAGTTCGTTTTTATCTTTCATAAAGGACAGCATCATAAAACACTCGTGCATTCCTAGTTTAGTGATATTTTCAAATCTTGTAATGTCCCCGTTAGCGAGTCCATAAATTGATTGATACCATCCCCACTTTTTTGAGAATTGAGATACTGCGTCAAGATTTCTGTTTCCTGATTGTCCAAACAGTTCGTCATAATTGTCGACAAGTCTAGTCCTAAATTCCACAAAAAAAAAATAGATGACATTACTGCATCCAATGGCATATCTAAAAGAGCCTCTTCTGTTCCTACTTTATATTCTTCAATACTATATTTATCTTTTAATTTAACTAAAATAGGTCTGTATAATACATTCATCGCTTTTTCCATTTGCTCCCAGTCTCCAATAAAAGTATCTAAATCAATATACTCTCCCAGCGTTAAGTCATCAAGCTGTGGATGAAATCCATACTCAGTATCATTCACTTTAAAAGTATTTATTAAATCAGGCTTCTCACTAAATATTTCTGTAAGCCTTGTAATAATTTCTTGAGAATCTTTTAATTTTAAAAGCATAACTTTTTCTAAATCTACATTGCAGAGGATTTCAATCATTTTAGCGTTCAAAAATCTTTGATCCTTTACTTTTTCTTCAATAGTCAAGAATTTTTTATATTGTCTTAATGTAATATCTTTTAAAGAAGTAGGAATTTTAATTGTCAGTTTCATATATATATAACGTATTTAATAGTGGATTTTATACTAGTAAAAGTAATAAAAAAAAAGGAGAGCATTTCTGCCCTCCCTTTTATAAGATTATACTAAACTGTGATTCACTGTAGGCGTATAACCTTTTTAATGTAAGATTACCCAAAAAAAACTTACATCATATCTGCTTCAAAACAATTGCTACTGCAATAACCTTTTTTATTAATAGGTTTTTCACAATGGTCGCAATTAAATTCTGGGTCATTCCAACCTCTATAATTGTGTTCTTGTTCTACTAACCAGTCATCGTAATTCATATATCAAAAATTATTGTCATTAATATTCTGCCAATAAAATAACTAGGTATAATTATTAGCATTATTTTCTCTAGCTTTTTAAAGCTCTTTCCTAATTTTGCAGCTTTTGTTTCTTTTTTCATTGTTCTTTTATTAAAATTAAATCTAATTCATCGGCTACATAATTTATGTGCTTCTGAGTTGTTTGCGACCAATATCCTAATTGAATTAAATCGTTTCCATCTATCGTTGCAACGTGCGTTGAATAGCTCCATACTTGGCAATCCAAGATTCTTAAATTTGTTTTGTACTTGTCTAATGTTCTCATTTTGTTTTGTTTTAATCAATGTTAATTAATTGTGATTTATTTAACTTACTCATTAAATTAAATACTTCATCGTGAGATGGTTTTAAAGAGCTTGACTCGTCGTAAGTTTTTAAATTGCTTAAACCTCGTAATACAATTCCTAATTCTCTGTTGTTTAAATTTTTCATTTGTTTTGTTTTAAGTTACTCAAAGGTAAGGTAAATTATCTTATTAACAAAATATTTAATAACTTTTATTTAATGAAGAGTATATTTACCAAAATTAGGTCTGGATAAAATAGAATAAGTCGCATACCTGCAGGGATCAATAATGTGATTGTTCTTGTCTTCAGGAATATTAACCAGCATTCCAGCTTTATCTTCTCTCCACTTATAATTTCTGAACTCTGCTATTGCGTTTGTTGATGAAGCCAGGATGTGAATCTTGTACCTCTTCAATAAATCGATACCTGCATTAATAGAATCTTTACCTTTTATACTTGGGAATATATTATGACCCATTCTTCTCAGCTCTGCAATCAATCGTGGCTCAGCACTGT